CTAATAACCTCCTTAACAAATAGTTTATGCAAATCACCACCTTTCATACGAAATGCTACTCCTCTGTCTCTAATACCCAAACCTTTATTATACTGCGTATAGAATCTAAAGTCAACAGATATAATATTGTCTAAGATTAACTGTTTGAATAGTTCTTTACTGGTTCCTGTAAGAAGATATGCTTCATTAAACCAGAAATATACTTTATCTCCCACTCTCTTCTCCTCTCCATATACTTTGATAGCACTAGGAAACTTCGTAACAAACTGTGCTGTTAATGATTCCCAAGACCATTGACCTAGTATTGTGTCATTGTGTTTGACATATAATTTATCTGCTGTGTCTAACCATAGATGTCTCTTGTTAGGTCTTCTAGTTATTGTGGATTGTATTGTCAACTCTCCCTTCTTCGTTGAATGTGCCCATCCATAATCAACCACCACTTGCTTTTGTGGTATCACCCACTCAGGTTTCTTATTAAAGAGAGTCATTAACGAGTCTGTTCGTTTGCTTTGAACTTTTATCTCATGCCCATCTATATCAGGAGCATTTATGTTATTCTCAGTTAAACCAAGTAAGTCCTCAAATGTGTTACCAAACTTACCATCACCTGTTCTAGTGATGGGAATGTAACCTCTAGATTTAATCTCTTTGTATTTTTGTTTGAATGTAGTTAAGTTCATTGATAAGACCAGATGGTTCCTCCTTTGTATCCACGTTGTGTGTGCACTGCAGCTAGTTGGAAACCTAACTGAGGCCATGGTTTCTTTGGTGTATCTACACAATAGATCTCTTTGATGCCAAAGTGATGCTGTTTCATCTCACGTATTCTACGTTTTGTAGTATAGTGATTAATAGTAGTCAGATATACTATGTTGTCTGCTATCTCCATACCATGCCATAAAAACTGTTGCATCATAGACCATGGTGGATTAGTTATGATCCAATCTACCTTACGACGATACTGTAAAAAATCTCTGTCCTCTGCTAGTTCACACCAGTCTTTTGTATGTGGATATGTAGCATCATAATTATCATAGAATGCTCCTGTTCCTCTACATGGATCAAGAATTAATCCTGTAGGTTTATAATGTTGTATAATATCTTTTGCAAGATACTCTGGTGTCATGACAATATCTTTGTCAGGAGTGTTTTTAGGTGGACAAAATGCTCTCATAATAATATTTTAACACGAAGATCCAAACCATCCAACTAGAATATACTTGTCCTCGTCTGGAGCAACCACTCCTTTATGCGGATGAGTAACTCCAGATGGAAAAAAGATAGTCTTTCCTGCTACTGCTTGTTCAGTATGATTCATGTATGGAAACTGTGTGCCACCACCGTTATTAATAGTATTCAAATACGTAATGTATCCAATGATTCTGTTACAAGTAGAGTTTGAGTAACTATCAATATGTTCTTGGAAGTAACCACCACCAGGCGGATAGTGTTGAATCTGTGGTAGTCCTAACATCCTCAGTTGATAGTAACCCAAGTGTATACTATCAAGATACTTTTGGCAAGCTTCTTTAATGTGATCAACATAGAGATCTATACCAAACTCATGTGCAGCAAACATAGGTAAGGACTCAAGATACACGTCCTCACTATCCTTAATGGTTTTATCTACAGTGCCCATGCCAATCTTTCCTGGCACAACAAAGTCCATATCTTTGCACATCTTAAAAAGTTCGATACCACCCTCTACAGTTTCTTGAGGACACTCGTATGATCTAATGTATGATGTAAGTTTCATAATAATATTATAACACCCTTGTCAATCGTGTGGATGCTGTAATCTCTTCTCAACCCAATGGTCTTCGTTTGCTATATTTGCTGCTTTTACATATCGTAGGATATGCTCATCAATTTGTTTGTAGATAGGATGTAGATCCAAATCCATATTGATATCATGTGCTATCTGCGTTACCTGTGACTCTGTAAAGCAGTGGTCAGGGTGTAGTAGATCGCAACATGGAACTCTTTTCTCTATGAGTTCATTAAGATTCATACGAATCTCATAGTCTCTGTATACTGGCATTGTATTGGTCTTTATATTTAATTATAACACATATATTACCAATCGTCATCCCAATCTAATTCTTCTTCATCTCCCCACATGATATTATATGACTCTGCATCTTCTAAATCAAAGTGATTAATACCCCATTGCAGCATTTTATATCCTTCCAAACTACTGAATGATATAGTGCTGTCTCCCTCATTCATGGCAAATCCACGTTTTAACCACTCTGTAATATCATGGTCTGGATATGCATCCATCATCATAGTGACTAACTCTTCAAATTTTTCACGATCCAGATGTTTATATTCGTTCCATGGATAATCTTGGTGTTCTTGCCACACTGGTTTATGTCCATCATAGAACATTGTCATCTGTCAAATACCTCAATGTGTTTTGTTACCCATTGTCCCGCATAGTTCAGCACTGCTTCCTCCATCGTAAATGGTTCTTCTGTATATTCTATCAGATAACCTTTGTTTTGGAAAGTCACTGTTATTGGATCATTACTTGATCTGAATATATGTCCTTCTGCTACTTCTTTATTACCATATGCACAGTTTTCTGTAGGTATGAGATATGAGTTACTATACATTGGTTGAAACATAGTCTGTTTGTCTATAACGTGCACAAAACGTCGTAGACATGGCATCTCTCCTGCATCAGGGTCGATACCAACACACATAGCACTTCCATTATCGGTCAATGATGTAAACCTAGTGAGTCCAGACACACGAAAACTTAGGTTAGCACCTGGTCTAAACCTAAGATATTGTGGATATCTTGCTGTCTCACTCATCCACATGCCTTTAGTAAATATAAGGCATCTGCTGTGTGCATAGAAACGTCTGAGATAATCATTAGGAAAATCCTTATTCTTATCAGGCCATAGACTCTTCGCTATTTCTATGTGTTCGTCTTTAATATAATATTTGTGCTCTTCTGGGTCATCACCAAAAAACTTAAACCCTTGTTTGCATCCTCTATGATATAAGACAGTCAAATGATCTAATTGATCATTGATTGTGTATTCATGCTTCATCTATTCACGATTTCAATAAGTCCGTCCTCTATTTGATTTAACCAGTCTGTAGTAAATTGTCTTACATCTGGTTCACCCATAGTAAATTCTACTATGACTGTAGGTTGATCAACTGTTATTTGTATTGTAGTAGGGTCTGATATTGGAAATGGATAATGTTGTCTCAATAAAGTTTTATGATACCAACAATCATGCATTGGTACTATTATACTACCAATACTCTGCGGTGTAAAGCTATCGTTTTCTTTTATGAAATGTATCTTTCTACCTGTAGAAACCTTACTATCAAATCCTGAGCATGCTACAACTCCTCCTCCTTCCATAGATGTTAATCTATTCAAGCCAGGAAATCTAAAATTTGTATGTGCACCATTATGATATATTATAGAATATTTTGCGGGTTTTAGTGAACAACTCTTCCATGTGCTGCCGAATGATACTGTTCTATAGTGAACTTGATATGTCTGTCCACACTCCCGTATAATATCCTCATATCCTGCCACGTTCCCGTTAGGGTTGTTCTTGATATGCTCTGTTACAATATCATCAGTGGAATCTAGTATGATTTCTTTTGTGGGGTCAGGATCATTACCAAATATTTTTTTACCTTGCTTTGCAAATTTGCATGAGTATACTGTTACACCGAACTGTGATATACTTTGTCCAAATGAATATTGAGATATTCTCGCGTCTTGTGTAGTAGCAAGTTCTTGCATATTAGTCCTCTGCTAGTTCAGCACTAAGTGCTTCAAACTGCTCGTCAAAATCATCTTCACTGAATATATTGACAATTTGTGCTGCTGATAATGTGGGATCCACATGAGTCTCCTCTTTTATTGCTTGATTCTGTTGATGCTTCATCAACTCTACCATATCTACCTTTTGTTCTACACCCATCATTGCTGCTAACACTTGCTTACTGGCGTCCATGTTACACTCTGCTAATCTTGAACTTTCAACAGCGTTGTATACGTATTGTGCAATTTGAAATCTTATAGGTTCCTCATGGTCTGGTCTCATAGAATCTAAATCCATGAATAGAGGACCGTACCAGTCATCATTATTAAGTGTACCATCATTATAGAATACTTGAAATTCACCAGTATCAATGTCGTAATTTTTTACGACAAAACTTGGTGCTACCTCTGCATCTAATCTAAATTGTGGGTCTATGTCTTCTAATGACATAATAATTCTCCTAAGTTAGTTTACTGAGTTACCTCTGCGGTCTCCATTACCAGAACCATCTGCTGATAATTTATAACTCCATCCATCAATGGCGTTTCCTGCGGTTCCTCGTGTGCCACCTTGGTTGTTTTGTGGATTAAAACCATTTTGACCAAGACCTCCACCATTACCACCAGATCTGGCAGATCCACCACCATTGTTACCACCTTGTCCACCGCCATTTGCTTGACCATTTTGTGAACCA